GGGCTATATCGAGACCTGCGAAGGTTCGATTATCGACTACGAATTCATCGCGGAGCGAATAAAAGAATTTTATGACAATTACGATTGTGATGAAGTTGCTTGTGACGCCTATAAGGTGAAGGAGATGCGGAATGCGTTCGACCAAGTGGGCCTGCGGTGGTGGGTCGACGACGACAAACTTGACCTGCACTACCACGAGGGAATAGAAATGGTGAACCACCCGCAGGAACAGCGCCGCCGGGACAAGTCCAACCCACGCGCCCTGTGGATGCCGGGAAGCATCAACAGATTGGAGAAGATGATCAAGGAGGAGGAAATTCTTATCGAGGACAACCCCGTCCTGAACTGGAACCTGTCCAGCGCCGTCATTGCACGTGACAAGCAGATGAATCGCACTCTCGACAAGAAACAGTCGCAGAGCACGAACCAGGGAAAGATTGACGGGTTGGTGGCGGCGGTGGAAGCCGCAGGGCTGGCAGACCGGGACCCGCCCGCCCGCATGCTGACGTCTCCATACGAAGACCCGTCTTACAGTATTAGGAGATAGAAACGTGGACGGCCTGTTTGTCGCCAATATAGTTCCCAACGATTTACAAAACGGGAAGTCTCTGATAAATTCCCCCCATGCGGATAGGACCCTTCACCGTTGAGCGCCGGGGCAAGATCGTGTCCGATGGCGGGCGCAAAGTCCAGTTACAGGTCCTCGACTGGAACTCTTTCTACAAAGCCGCAATGGGCGAAGAATGGGATTGGGGCGACCGCCTCTCCATCCAGGACTGCATGAAAGTGTCGCCGGTGGCGGCGGGGATCGGCTTCTATGCCAACGCTATAGCCAGCCTTCCGATGCGGCAGTATGAGCGCGTCGAAGTCGAGGGCGACGGCAACCCCGAGCGGAAGCGGATCAAGGGCGGCATGCTCGACGACGTGCTGAACTACTACTGGAACGACGACGAAGACGCCCACACCGCTAAATTGTGGATGATCCAGCAGTATTTCACGCATGGCGTCTGCTACATTTTCGTCGAGCGCAACCTGTCGGGCAGAATCCTGCGGCTGATACCCCTGCACAAGTCCACCATAGAAGTCGAGTGGCGTGACGGGAAAAAACGATACCGCTACGATCCGAATGCCCTCGATGGCCGAAAGTTCGGATCGAACTCCGGCATCCGCTACTTCGAGACACGCGACATTATCGAAATCGGCTACCGCTACCGCGATGACAGGGTCACCCCGGTCAGTTTCCTTGAAGACGCCCGGGTCTCTATCGCCGTGTACCGTGCCATCGAAGCGTATTCTGCGAAATTCTTCGGCGGCGGCGGCGTTCCGCCTCTGGCGGTATTTGTCCCTGTCAGCACTAGCGAGGAAGCCCTCCGGAGGATGAAAGACGACCTCCAGTCGACCATATTCGACATTAACAGGACCGGCGACCTGATCCTTCCCCTGCCATACGGCCACGAAGTCAAGCCGATAGGGGTCGACCCCGAAAAAGGGCAGATGATCGACGCCAAGAAATTTCAACTCACCGAAATCGCCCGCTTCCTTAACCTGTCGCCAATCTTCCTGCAGGACTTGACCCACGGTACTTTCAATAACACGGAGCAACAGGCGCTCCACGTAGTCAAGCATTCGGTTCGACCGCTCGCCAATAAGTGCGACCGCCGATTCAGCCTGTCCCTCTACGGGCGCGGAAACAGGAAAACCGCCCATTCCGACCTGACCGAACTTACCCGTGGCGATGTTGTTTCCCGATTCAATTCATGGGCTCGCGGCATCCAGGGCGGATTCATGACGCCGAACGAGGCTCGCGCCCGCGAGGGTCTGCCGACCCATGAGCAGGAGGAGGCCGACAAACTGCACATGCAGATGGGCACCGGACTGCTCGGAGGGCAGAATAATGATCCGTCCTTGACAAACCCGCCCAGACCGCCTGACAATACCGACGATGGAGACGAATAATGCCTGACTTGCAGCCTGACTTGCAGAAGGCCGAAAACTACGAAATTCAGTTCGCACCGGGCGCGGTCGAACTGCGCCAGCGCGAAAATTCCACTGAAATCGAACTGGAAGGCTATGCCGTTCACTGGGATAAATGGTTCGACGCCGGGCGCGGCTTCCAGGAGCGATTCATGAAAGGCGCCTTCACCGAAGCCCTGAAGAAAGGCGACCAGGTGCTGGCATTGGCGCACCAGCCCGGTGCCGGGATTGCCCGCCGGAGCAAAGGCACCATGAACATCTACGAAGACGATAACGGACTGAAAATGGAAGCCGTTATCGACACGGACGATAACGACGCCCAGTCCGCCTATGTGAAGATCAGGCGCGGCGACATCGAGGGTCTGTCCGTCGGCATCATCGTCTACGGGGAAGGCGGCGTCCAACAGTGGCATGAAGACGAAAACGGCAACGAATTCCGCACCATCATCAAGGTAGCCGAACTGCTGGAGATTTCACTGACCAGCATCCCCGCTTATCCAGATTCAACCGTCGCCCTGCGAAGCCGCGACGAATGGAAACATAACCGGAACTATCCGGCCATTGCCCGGACCCGCATGGCAATGCGGCACCGGGAACTTCAATCCACAGCATAAGAGGTAAGAATTATGCCAACCCTTAAAGTTGAAGAACTCCATAAGAAAGCCGAGGACCTTCTGACGGAGGCCCGCTCCAAGATCGACAGCATCGAGGACGGCATGGCCACCGACAAGGTGCAGGCTCTCGAACAGGAGCATGATGGCCTGATGGAGCAATACGACGGCATCAAGGCACAGATCACCCGCTACGAGCGCATCGAGCAGGAGGAGAGGGAGCGCCAGGCCGCCGAGGAAGCCAGAGGCCGGGAAAACCCCAATAACGGCAACCCGAACGACCCACGCGATCCCGAGAACCGGGATGATGCCCCGACCGACGCCGAGCGGTACGAACGCCGCGTCCTTCTGAACCGCAAGTTCATTCTGAACGAGCGGCTGACGGACGAGGAGGAAGTGCAGTGCAAACGCCGGTGGCCGGAGGAGCGAGCGTTCTGGCAGTATGTCTGCTATGGCCGGGAGGCGCTTGAGGATAAGGCACGCAGACTGCTTGTCCCGTCGAAGGTGATTGAGCAACGCGACTTCCCTGCTGATGCCGCCGCAGGCGGCGGGGTGGTCGGCACCAACACCGCAGGCGGCTACCTTGCCCCGGAACACTTCATGATGGAAATCATCAAGACGATGAAGGACTACGCGGGCATTCTGGCGGCTGGTGTGGCCCGAACCCTCACAACGGGTCATGGGCGCGAAATCGAGTTCACCACGCTCGACGACACTTCCAACGAGGGCGCACCCATCGCGGAAGCCACCGCCACCGACTTCACCAAACTGACCTGGAACCAGACCACGGCGAAGGCCAACAAGTACACCACGAAGGCTTTCCCGGTGTCGAACGAACTGCTCCAGGATTCAGTGTTTGACATTGAGTCGGAAATCAGGACAGCCGCCGCTGAACGGTTTGGCCGACGGCTGGAGAAGGATTTCTGGAAAGGCGATTCCTCGACCACCACAGGTGAAATCGACGGGATGCTGACGGAACTCTCAAAAGTGGGGGCCCGTCAGTTGACTATGGATAAGGACAACTTCGTCAAAGTCAATCTTGGCGACCTCATCGTCGACATGACGCACCTTATCGACCGGGCCTACCGGATGAACCTGCGAATCATGCTGAACGATGATTTGATCAAGGCGGCGAGGAAGATCAAGGATGCGGACAACCGCTACATCTGGCAACGGGGAATGGATGGAGGTTACCCCGATACCCTGATGGATCTGCCGTACTTCACCAATGCCCACATGGACGGTGTGCCGAGCAAGGCGGGGCAATACCCGCTCCTGATCGCCAACTTCCAGAAGTACCTGGTGCGCTACGTGCGGGACCTGTCGATCCGTCGGCTGGACGAACTGGGAGCCTTGAGCGACCAGACACTGTTCGTCGGCTTCGGACGGTTTGAAGGCAAGGTGCTGGACAACAAGGCGTTCGCCCTGGCCAAGAGCTCATAACGTCGCTTGCACGAAAGCCCTGTGAGGTAAGATGGGCGGGAGTGAATAGACCTCCCGCCCATTTTTTTTGATGGAACTGCTCCAGTCCGGCGCCGCCCCCGAATCCAGCACTCTCATGACGCTGGATGAGGTCAAGCAATACATGGGCATCGACCATGACGACGAAGACGTCATGCTTGGCCTGTTCATCGAAGCCGTCTACATGCAACTCGACGGCCCCCACAGCATCATCGGCAGGTCACTCGCCGTTCAAAGCCTGGAATTCAGACTCGATGGTTTCCCCTCGGTAAGAGGCGCCATCCGCCTTCCCCACCCGCCTGTGAGAAGTGTCACATCGGTGACCTACCAGGATATAGACGGGAATGCACAAACGCTGGGCATTCACACAGATTTCCTGTTATACAGGAAGAACGGCAGAACCTGGCTCATCCCGGCCTACAATCAAAACTGGCCGGCGACGGAGGAAGGCAAGGTGGATGCCGTCAGCATCATCTACCAGGCCGGCGAGGAAAACATCCCGCCCTCCATCAAGGTCGCAGGTATGATGATGGTGCAGGACCTCTACGACAAGCGTGAGATGATCGAAACATTCCCCAATTTCAGCCAGGCGGCACCGAGCATCTACGCAAGCCTTACGAGCACCAGCGCAAGGGAGAACCCCACCATATACCGCCTGCTTGGACCCTACAACATGAAAAGGATGACAGAATGATGCAACAGGAAAAACACCTTTTAAAGATTGCCAATATGCTGGAGGAAATCGTTTTCGACCAGCAATTGAGACGCATGCACAACACCATCACGAGCATGCAGTGGGCCAACGAACAATACCAGCAGGCTGATCCCGAGACCACGGAGCAGACTCACACGTTCACGGTGCTGTTGAACGTCCTCGAACAGGCCGCGTTCATGAGCATGCACGGAGCACTGAATCTCCTGCTCAAACAGGAAATAGACGAACCTATCGCCGTTCTCCTTCGGCAAATCGCAGCCGACGAAGAAAAGATTCTGCTGGCCAGGCGCATCCGGAGCCGAAATCACCCCACCGCCTATCGCCACATTTCCGAATTCTGCAAGGAATGCGGAATCAAGACCGAGATATTTGAGTGATCCGGTCATGCCGTTCAAACTGAACCGAAGGATCGAACTACTTCGCCCCAATCCGCCGTCGAAGGACAGCGTCGGGACGAGGAGGCACACTTTTACCCGCCACCTGGTGTTCGCTACCCTCATGTCGGAGCGCGGCACGACCAGTGATGACAACGGGGTGGAAATCCCGATCAGCCGACGCCGTTACATCGTCCGTTGGAACCGAGACTACTCCACCGCATGGATGGCCCGGATAGACGGCACCTTCTACGAGGTCAAGGACGTGGCAGATGTGCCATCGGAACGGCGGCGAGGCTTTATGAGCATCGTGCTCGAACGAAGCCAGAAAACCCCCGAGGTCCTCTCTCGCATCGGCATCATCACCGACACCGGCGACTTCCTGGTGACCGACACCGGCGACTTCCTGGTTGCCGCACACTGACGTGACTGTCGAGGAATGGATTTACGCAGAAGTCGTAGAGGCGATGAGCCCCTATGAAGGCGTCGAGGTCTTCACGGCGAAGCAGGAAGTCGAACAGGAAGGCGACAAAGACGTCGTCAAACTGCCGTCTGTCGTTATCAAGCGGGACGGGCTATTTCAGGAATTCAACCTGAACATGGAAGACGACACGGTCGAAGACGAAGCGTCATTCACATTCTTCTGCCTGTCTGAAACCTACCTCCAGGCGTCTGCCTTCGAGAGCGCCATCGTGGCGAGGTTGCGGCAGAGCGGAAGGCTGCTGCACGCCGTGGTCGGGGAGGACCGGATGGACGCCTTCCAGTTCTACACCCGAATCACGGAAGTCATCGTCCGAGCCTGATGCCTGCATTCTTCCTCACCGGGCTGGACGGACGAAGCGATTTCAGGCAGGACTACATCCGTCTGCAGAAGATGCTGGATACGCTGCCTGTGACGATGGTTCGTGACGCGATGGTGGGCGCGGGCGGCATCGCCATCAAGAAGGCCCTGCCCGTCCTGAAGTCAACCGACTTCGGATTCACGGACAGAAGCGGGAGGCTGCGGAGGAGCATACGCACCCGGCAGAGGAGGAATTTCGGGAAGCGGACGGGGAAAACCGCCATCAGCATCGCCTATGCGATTGCAGGCGGGGCAAGGGCCTATTACGCCCTGTGGGTTCACGAAGGCCACGAGGGGCCGCGTCCGGCGCCAGAACACCCTTTCCTTGAACAGGCACTGGACGCCAGCCGCCAGGCCATATTCCGAACCTTCGCAGACGCGATGGCCGGTCGAATCCCTCCGGTGGTGCGCCGAGAGGCGAGAAAGGCGGGATTGCGGACTAGCCGTGCTCCGGTATAGACAAAGGTTTGCCGTGTCTGCTACACTTCCGCGAACCACCCACCATGAGGATATAGACAAATGGCTTACAATCCAAGCGCATTAGGAACCTACGAGGTTTCAGGCGACGGGAGCAACTTCTTCCGCGTCTTCAACATCACGAGTTTCTCCATGTCCGGCGGCGACCGCGAGGAAGAAACGACTGATACCCTGGACGAAGGCTCCACCGTATCGGTCGGCCCCGCCCGCCCGAAGGACGTCTCCCTGCAGTGCAACGTCAATCCAGGCTCGCAAGCCTGGAAAACCCTATTCGACGCCTACAAGAACTCGAAGAAGGTGACCCTGAAGGTCAAGACGAATGCACAGAAGGTGAAGGACAACGGCGACTCTGCCGACAAACTGGCTATTGCCACGACGGGCGAGGTCACTGCAACCAGCATCAACATGCAGACAGACACATCTTTCGAGGTCGGCAGGGCAATCAAGTTCGACACCGACAACGCCCTGTACGTTATCGAGGCGATCTCCAGCGAGACTGCCGCAACCGTGAGTCCGAAGCCGGGAACCGCAGTGTCGTCGACGGACAAGTGGGAACTGCACGACTTCGGCGTGCAGTGGCAGTTCGAGTGCGAAGTGCTGTCGGCAGGCAACATCGACGCATCGCCCGGATCGCCGATGACTGAAACCTTCACACTGAAGCAGACCGGCGCACCGGCTGAACCGACGCTGGTTGCTGGATCATGAGCGCAACCAGCCTGAAACATCTGCTCGCCAAGAGCACGATCAGCCTGAAGACGACCACCATAGGTGGAGACCCGGTCGAATTCACGCTGAAAGTGCTTTCCGGAGAGGCGCTTCTCTCCGCCAGGAAACTGGTGCTGGAACGCGACGAAGGCTTGGCGAGCGACGTCGAGAAACTGTCCGCCGACGAACTGAACCGGGTCCTCATGTCAGGCATGAGCATGATGGCGAAGGTCGCCATGCTGGTCGTCGAGTTCCCTGACGGGGAGGAACCCTCCACATCAGAAATGGAGCAGGTGCTCACCCTGACCGGCGGAATCGACGGCACCCTCGCCAAGTCCGTCCTGCAGTGCATCGGACTCGGACAGGCATCTGGTGCCGAAAGGACTTCGCTCGACGAACTCCCTTCCTGATCGCCCGGGAGACAGGCCGCAGCCCCGAGGCGATCAAGCGGGAACTGGACCCGGAGAGCCTTAACGGATGGATTGAGCACTTCAACACCCATCCCCCGCTCTCCAGGTATTTGCTACTTGAATTGGCACTGTTGAGGACGACTCTCATGGAAGTCAACCGTGACAGTAAGAAATCCCCCACCCCGTTCAAGGTTGAAGACGCGGCCCCGTGGCTGACCGGAATGCTCCAGGCCGGAGGCGAGGAGGAAGCCCCCGACCAGAACGCCATAGACGCCATCAAGGCGCTCGCAATCGCAGGTAACAAGTAATGCCGGGCAGACTCACCAACGTTGGTTCTGTCGGCATCGGGCTGGTCGCACAGCCGCGCCAGTTCATCCGTGGAACCCAACGCGCCACCGCCGCCGCCCGGCGCCATGCATACGGCATGCAGCAACTGCGGAGGCAGTACCACTCCGTCAGCCGCACCAGCCGCCGCCTGGTGCAGGACTACCTTCGCAACGCTTCCATTACTCTGGCGCTGGCCTTCGCCACTCGCGCCGCTGTACGCGAGTTCCTGAAGTTCGACTCCGCCCTGGTGCGGCAGCGCTCGCTTGTCGGCCTGTCGGCTGACGCTGTCGCCGAGATGCGTAAAGAAATTCTGCGGATTGGCCCGGCAGTCGGCAGGGGGCCCGCCGACCTTGCGGAAGGCTTGTTCTTCCTCACCAGCGCCGGATTGCGCGGCACGGTCGCGCTCCAGGCGCTGCGGGCATCCGCAGAAGCCAGCGCCATCGGGCTTGGCGACGTCAAGACGGTCGCAGACGCCATCGCCACGTCTCTGAACGCCTACGGTAGCGCCAACCTGTCCGCCGCCCAGTCCGCCGCCATCCTGGTTGCGACGATCCGGGAAGGCAAACTCGAAGCCACCGAACTCGCGCCGCAACTGGGCCGGGTCGTCGCCATCGCTGAGGAACTCGGCATTGAATTTCACGAGGTTGGAGCGGCTTTCGCTGCCCTGTCCCGTACACAGCGCACGGAACAGGCCACCATTGCCCTCGTCGGTCTCCTGAAGCCGCTGCTGAAGCCAACCGAGCAGGCACGGGAAGCGCTGGCCAACATGGGCCTCACCATCGAATCCCTGCGCGAAAGCATATCCAAGCGTGGCCTGTTCAACAGTCTGCAGGAACTTCGAAAACTGACACAGCGTTTCGGCGTCAACCTGGGCGACCTGTTCCGGGATCAGTACGGCATTATCGGCCTGCTGTCCCTGACAGGCGCAAACGCTGAACGGGTCGAACAGATATTTCAAAGAC